TCGAGGCGGAACGGGTCGAGATGGAGGCGGAGACGGTCGCCCTTGGGGCTCCGTTCCTTAGGACGCGCCTGGCCACAGCCGAGGCAAAGGCCGAATGCGGGCATGATGTGATCGCCGCGATTGGGGATCTACCGTGACCCCCCTTCCCTGCCCCCGCTGCCTGATGTGGACGGGCACCTGCGAGCACCCCGACCCTACCGCCCGGCTTCCATGTCCCCTAATGGGACGTGGTGGCGCCCGGCAGCCCGCTGAGCCCGGCGACGATGCGGCATCCGTTGAGGGCTGGCGCGCCATGATGGCGGGCAGCTCTGCCTACACCCCCGACCGTGGCGCGGCTGTCCCCTGCCCCGGATTCGTGCCGATGGAGACGACGTGACCACCACCACCACCATTCCACCCGTGACCTGCGCCTCGCCGGGGTGCAAGCGCCGGGCCGCCCGCTATGTCGAGGTCGAGTACCAGGGCAGCGCCGACTACTTCTTCGTCTGCCAAGCCTGCCTGACCGACATGAGGAACGACCCCCAGGGCACGACGATCACCGTCCGAGCCATGCCGCCGGTATCCACCGAGCCCGCGCCCGAGGGCGAGCCCCCACCACCACGGCGGCGCCACAGGGCCACCCGACCACCGCCACCACCGCCACCGCCCCCGCGCGACCTCAGCTCGTGGAACCGTATGACGGTGGCCAACGAGTACGGCCTATCCAAAACGGCGATCATCCTGCTCAAGTCGTGGCAGGGCAGCCCGCGCACGGTCCACACCACCGAGAGCGCGGCCGAGATGACCGGCTGTGGAGCGAGCCACACCCGCACGGCCCTGCGCGAACTGGCAGGCATCGGCCTGGCCCAGCGAAAGCCACACCCGCGAACGAAGTGCGTGATCCTGTACCACTTGACCGTCAAGGGAGAACGAGCATGACCACCGAAAAGACGCCCCGCCACGGCACCCTCGCCCACTACCGGGAGCGCACCGCCGGGTTGGCCAACCAGCTTGCCAACTACAAGGCGGGCCTCGAAGACGCCAACCGTGACGCCCTGCGCTGGCACGCCGCGGCGGTCGAGCGCGACCGGGAGCGCGAGGCCGAAGTCCTGCGCGCCCGCATCGCCACCGAGCGGGCAGAGCAGGCCGAACGCGAGCGCGACGGGGAGACGGCGCGCGCCGACCGCCTGAGCGCCGACCTGGCCCGCATCACCGCGCGGCATGGGCAGCAGACCACGGCCCTCTGTCGGGCGCGGGAAGACCTGGCCGAAGAGTCGCGCACCGTCGAGATCCTGACCGCCGAACTCGACACCGCGAAGAGCGCCTATGCCTCTGCCCGCCTCCGGTGCGACGAGTTGGCGGGGCAGATCATGGCGCTCCAGGTGAGGCTCGGTGAGGCCCAGGCCGCCTCGATCGCCCAATACGACGCCCGCCGCCGTGCTGAGCGCATCGGGGTCGCGGGGATCTGCGTTGCCCTCGCCTGCATCGTTGCCCAGGTGGTATGGGCGGTGCTGTCGTGAGCGCCGACACCCCCGCCCTCGCTCTGTGGCGCTCCATCGGCCTGTTGCTCGTCGTCGTGGCCCTCGCTGCGTCCACCTGCCGACGCGGGCACCCTGAGCCCGCCGACACCGACACCCCCGAAACCACCCCCAACGACGGGCCGTGCTGGCCTGCGGAGGTCTGCCATGTCTGATCCCATCACCATCGCCGGGGTCGAGGACTTCGCCGCCGTGCTGCGGCTGGCGCGCGGCGAGCTGGACCGGGCCATCGTCGGGGCCGCGGCTGGGTGTGATGCCCGGACCCTGCGCCGGCATGAGGGCGGCGAAGCCTGCAACCCTCGCACCCTGATCGACCTGCTGAGCGCGTGCGGCTACCATATGGAGGTCCGCCTTGTGCCCGCCCACACCGCCGGGGCGGCCCGCGTGGCAGCGGCGCCCGCCCATGCAGTGCCCACCCACCACCGGGCGCTGGCCTATGTCGGCAGCCATCCGGGCACAGGGTCGCAGGACCTGGCCGACCATCTACGGGTGACCCGCCAGCACGCACGCCGCCTGATGCGTGAGGCCATCCGGGCGGGCGAGGTCTGGACGATGGCGGGCCGGCATGGGAGCGAACCGTGGCGCTACTGGCTGGCCGACCCCGCCCCCGAATAGTTGCGCCACCGCTCTTGCGCCAGCGCATACCCGACGATACTCCACCACTGACCCCACACCCAAGGAGCCCACGATGGCCCCGCTCAAGCCCCGGCGCATCGCGCCGACCTTTCGCCCCATCTCCGGGCGCTCTGTCCGCGCCGACTGGTGTACTTCGCCGGAGACCGCCGCCAAAGTGCAGGCGATGCTCCCCGCACACGTCACCGTCTCCGCCCTGCTCGACCTCGCCGTGGGCCGCCTCATGGCCGCCCACGCCACCAACCCCGACGCCGCGAACGAGGCCCTCGAAGCGGCCGAAGCTGCCCGGCGGGCGCGATGAACCTCACGATCCCCAAGCCCCTCCTGCTCTCCATGCTCGACTCCACCGCCCGCTCTGTCGGGCAGATTGGCGGCTCTGGCATGGTCCTGCTGTCGGCCGACGCTGACTCCCTCGCCGTGACCACGGCAGACGGCACAACCGAAGCGCAGGCCACCTCGGGCCGCGCCACCATCACCCGCGACGGCCGGGCCATGGTAGACCATCGCCTGCTGAGCCAGGCCGTCAAGAGCCTGCCCGATGGCCCCGTCTCGCTCGTCATGGACGGGCGCGGCAAGGGCCTGGTGGTCGATGCGGCAGGCGGCGCGCGCTTCAAACTGCTGAGCGCCGACCCCGACAACTTCCCGCCGTCCATGCAGGCCCGGATTGCGGCGGGCAGCGTGGCCAGTTCGTTCATCGGCGCCGACTTCGCCCTGACCGTCGCGCGCACCATCTACGCCGTCAGCCGCGACGATAACCGGTATGGGCTCAACGGCGTCCACATGGAGGCCACCACCGACGACGACGCGGGCGACATGGCGCGGCTGGTTGCGACCGACGGCAGCCGCCTCGCGTGGGCAGAGATGGAGGTGGCAACCGGCGCCGTCCAGGTCCAGCCCCGCCGCCTCGCCCCTGTCGCGTTCCTTGGGGCCGTGGCTGCCGTCTGCCGGGACGCTGCTACCGTTGCCCTCTCGCTGGGTGAGCACGGCCTGAGCGCGACTGTGGAGGGCGACGGGATGACCGTCACGCTCTGCTCTCGCTGGGTCGAAGGCGAGTTCCCCGCCTACCGGAGCATCACCGAGGCGATCAAGACCACCAGCACCGTCACCGTCCGCCGCTCCGACCTCGTGTCCAGCCTGCGCCGGGTGGGCATCATGGCGACCGGGCAGCATCGCCTGGTGACCGTGACCACCGACGCGACCGAACTGCGCCTGAGCGCCGCGGGCGATGGGGGCGACGCCGCCGAAGTGGTGGCCGCCACCGTCGAAGGCGCGGCCGGCTGGCGATCCGGCGTCAACGCCGCCTATCTCGCCGACGCGCTGGGCCAGCAGGCGAGCGAGCTGGTGACGCTGGACCTCGGCGCCGCCCTCGACCCCATCTGCATCCCCTCGCCGCACGGGCTGGCCCTCGTCATGCCGATGCGGATCGACTGATGGGCGCCACCACGAACGGATCACCCATGACGACCGAAGACCTCGAAGAGCGCGCCGCCCGCATCCTGCGCGGCGCCAGCGACGGCAGCCCCATCGGTGACCTGACCGCGGCGCTCGATGCTGTGGAGCGTCTGCGGGAAGAGCGCGACGAAGCCCACCGCACCCTCGCCCGGCTGCGCGAAGAGGTCGCCCGGCTGCGAGCGGTGGTGCGGGGGTGACCGATGGATGACCACAAGCGCCACATCTGGCGCGGCTACACCTGCCGATACTGTGGGCCTGCCCCGAAGCGCCAGGCCGTCAGGATGGCCCGCCACCGGCTGCGGGCTGAGGACCGGCGCACCATCGGGCCGGCGCTGATCGAAGAGCGGATCGACGACGCGCTGGACGCGGAGTACCGGGAGATCGAGGCGGCCGGGGGGCTGACGTTTCGGCGGGCGGGCTCGTGACGGCGTGGTGGATGGGGCGACCGAAATAGTTTGAGGAATCGTACCGGGTCAGCTTGCGCCAGCGCAGGGCGGGGCATATAGGAATGGGGCGGGAAGGAACCCGCGCCACCCTGGAGCCGACATGACCCCCAACGCCATCATCGCCAAGATCGAAGACGCCACCATCGCCCGCCTGCTGCGCGAGCTTCAGAACGACATGGCCGCGCTGGTTGAGTCCGGCGACATGACTGCCGACGAGGCGAACGAGTGGGTCAACCACAAGGCCGACCAGTGGGCCGGCGGGCTGAACTGACCGGGGCCGCCCCCGTCGCCGCTGGGCTCCGGTCCAGTTGCGACGCGGGCGACCGCGAACCACCCGCCCGAATGGAGACGAGATGACCCGCATCAAGCCCAGCGCCAGCGCCGCCCACGTCGTCGCGTTCTACGCTGACCAACTCCCCTGCGACATCTGGCCCGACCTCAACCCGCTCACCGCGTGGGACGGGTCGGCCCTTGTGGTGACGGCGCAAAACAAGGAGGGCATCGCCGACGCGCTATTACAGCTGGCGAACCATTACGATAATATGGCCGAGGGCATCACCCCCGCCGACTACGGCAGCCCCGGGTTCTGCCGGGACGCATCGCGCGGGCTCTCGACCGCGTGGCGGAAGGCCCTGAGCCTCACGGTGGAGGCGCCATGACCCGCCGCCCCGGACGGCCCCTGCAAGGCGCCGAACGCCTCAGCGCGAACATCGCCTCAGCCATCACCCCCGCAGAGCGTGACGCCGTACTGGCGGCCGCCCATGAGGCCGGGCTCACCGTCTCTCAGTGGGTGCGGCTGGCGGTTCAGCGGGCGCTTGCGGAGGTGGCTCAGGTGTAGAGCAGCCACCGCTTCATGGCGTCCCGCACCAGCTCGTGCGGCGGGATGCCGAGGTCGTTGGCGCGCGGGCTGGCCACCAACTCCATCAGCCACCCGTGAATCGGCGGCGCGATCTGGGCAGCGGCCTCGACCATGCAGGGGATCGACATATCGGCCGCCGTCGCTACGACCCTGGCCTGCTCACCCGTGACGGGCGCGCCCTGCGAGATGTGGAGCATCCCCAGCCCGTCGGGGTGGGCCTGGAGCCCGAACGACCACCGATAGGCGGGCACGACGTAGCCCCCGAACATGGAGACCTCTACGATCTCGCAGGGGATGTTCGGCACGTCTTTGCCCATGGTCGCCTCAGTGGTGCGGGTGAATATCCTGCGGCGCATGGATGCCCGCGGTCGGTTCGTCGTCGTCGTCGGCGGGGTCGTGCGGGGCCTGGCGCACCGTACACGGAGACACGCGCCCGGCGATCTCGGCGATGGTCTCGTGCCTGCCCTGCATCTTGGCGACCTCCATCTGCATCGCCCGAAAGATTGCGCCTCGCTCGACTGTCCCCATCAACCACCTCCCTCAAGGCGCTTGAGGCTGGCGGCGACCGAATCGAGGCCCGCCGTGGTCCTCTCGCTCGCCTGCGATACCATAGCCCGGAGGGTGGCCGTTTCGGCCGACAGGCTCGTCACTTTCGCTTCAAGCTCACTCAGGCGCTTGTCGCGTTCGGCCGTTTCGCCTTGCTCTTTCGAGGCCCGGCCTGCGTCCTCGATCGCCTTGATGCGCGCGGTGATGTCCGTATCCGCGCCCACGGCCCCGCCCTGACGCAGCCGCCCGATGATGGTGGACCCGCCGAACCCGCCGGTCAGGATGAGGGTTGCCCCGCCGAGCACCAGCTCCCACCATGATCCCGGTATGGGCAGACCTCCCGAATCCTGAGCGAGCGCCACGGCGGGCCAGAGCAGGGCCATGATCGCAAGCCCGAACATCACGGGGCGTCCTCATCGGCGAAGGGCACGATCGGCGCCGGCGTGTCAGGGGTCATCCCGACGTGATGCAGGCGGGCAGGGCGAGGGCGTGACCCGCGTTCGGGCAGGGCAGACTCCCCCGGCGCTGCTTCGATCCCCTTGCGGATGGCCTTGCGGTAGCGAGCGGCGATGAGGTAGGCGAACGCGGGGCCGTCCGCGACTTCGAGGATGGCGGCGATCACGTCGTCGGCGATCGGAGCCGTCGCGCTGGCGATGGAGCCGGGGCGGAACAGGTCGTCCAGCTCGTCAGCGATGCTGATGGCGTACCCGAGCAAGTCTGCGAACCGGTCGTCGGGCTCTGCCCCAAGGTCTTCCATCGCCCGGCGGACGATGGGCAGGGGTAGCCGGCGGACCAGCTCTCGGAGCGGGGCAGCCTCACGGGCGATGGCAAGGATGGCGGCAAGGGGGGTCATGGGCTCTCCTACGGCCGCCACGGGGAATAGCCCCCGCCGGCCGGCGCGTGCAAGGTCTGCCGGCGGTTGGGCCGGGCCGTCGTGTAACTGACGTGGACGTGTCCGCCGCGGGCTGTGTCGTACCAGATCACCTGGTCGAAGTCGGCCGCGAAGTCGCAGATGGCGCGGGCCAGGTCCACAGCGGGGACGCCGGACACCTTGATATCCACGGCCTCGCCCACCATGTGCTGCGAGGTCTTCGAGCCACCGATCAGCCGGTTCGTTTCGGGGGTCCGGTAGCCGCCCGTGATGCGGACGGGCTTTCCGATGCGCTCGCGGAGGGGGTCGAGGACGGCAGCGCACAGCTGGCGCACCGCGGGCATGTGCTCGTCGGGCACCCGCAGGACGATCCTCGCCTTCGCCGCCGCGCGACCACCCTCGAACTCCGACCACGAGAAGTAGCGGCCGGGGGGCGTGGCGCGGCTCATCGGAGCGCCGCAATCAGGCCCAGCACCTCGGACGGGTCCACGTCACGCGCAGGGAGGTAGAGCACGACCACCACACCGGGGATCGCGGCGCCATCGGGCGCGGGGTCCAGCGTGGTGCTCTGCCCGGTCGGCGTGCCATCGGTCGAAGGGGTCAGCAGCCCCGACACCTCGACGCGGCCGTCGGTGGTCAGGGCGGCGATCACTGCTGGCTCTCCCGGATCGCGTCCAGGATGGGCCGGGCGATGGCGCGACAGGTCGCGGCCGGGGGGCTCGACGCGCTGGACGGGTCGTAGTCCGCCAGGATGGCCTCGTACTCGGCCACGGTCAGGCAGAGCGTCACGGCGGGGACCTGACGCTCGGTCCCGTCCGTGCTGATCTCGACCCGGCGGCAATCCTCGGCGATGGTGTGCATGATGACTACTCCAGAGCCTTGATGCGAAGGCGGGTCAGCGTGCAATCAGCCCGCCAAATCGAACGAGTGCCGACCCACAGCGCCGAGGGGAAAGCGACGGCCACGCCCGCGCCAGCATTACCGCCGAACAGGCGGCCACCCGCATCAATGGTCGCATCGCTCGGCGGGGTGGCCCCAAGGGTGTAGAACACGTCGAATTGCACACCTGCGTAGACCACGATGGTCACGACCCACGACACCGCAGGGGTCGCCTCAGCCGACCCCCAGCCGGCATACACGCCGTTCCGGCCGGTCTTCCGCAGTTGGTTTCCGCTTGAGTAGTCGGCGCGGAGCGACCGAGACGTAACGGCGGTGGAGAAGTTTCCGGCGCTGTCCACCAGCCCCGCCTCCCACCCGTCGTTGGCTCCAGTCCAACCCGCCAGACCTGTCATCCCGATGTCCACGCGCAGGGCGCGGGTCCGCATCGCGGCGAAATCGACGTAACTGGACACGTCCACAGCGAGATTGGCCGACCCGGCTGCGTTTAGCCCTGTCATCACGATGCCAGACGAGCCCGCCGTGATGCTGCCGCCGTTGCCGCCGTAGATGTCCACCTTGACGACCGGCCCGTACTGGACCGCGCTCTTTGTGACCGTGTCGGTCCCAGTGAGGGTATCCGCGTCCAGCCCGGTGTAGTCGAGGTCAACCAGGTCGGTCCAGGTCGCCCCGGTGGTCACGGCGGCGATGTCCCACGAATGGTAGGCCGTCGCAAGGGGGTCGCCTGAGCTGTCCAGCGCCGTCAGGGCGAGCGTACCGCTGTCCCCGTCCGCGCTGCTGCCGATGGTGTAGGCCCCGAGCCCCGTGCCCGTCCAGGTTGCCGATCCTACCGAGTTGGTGGTCGTCGCGCTGTAGGACGCGATTCGAGAGTCGGGGTCGGTGAAGGCCGAGAACGTCTTTCCGGCTGGCGTTCCACCCGCGGCAACGCTCTCGGTCGTCGGCGAGGGGGCGGTGACGGCTGCGGGGGCCGCCCCTCCACCCAGCCCGAGTGCTCCTACAACGTGCATGTCAGACCTCGCACGATTCGATCAGCACCGAGATCGTGGGCGTGCCCGTGGTGGCCGCCAAGAAGATCGAGACGCCCGACGGATTGGCGGGGTCGGGAGTCAGCCGGAACGAATAGGGCGCGTCTGCGGTGCCCAGGAGCTGCCGGTGGGTGCCGACCGCGCCGCCGTCCGTGGGCTCTTCGGGGCTGGCCGTGGTGCCGTTGGCCGGTCCTGCAAGGTAGGCCGTCCCGCTCTCGATCGTCACCGTCACCCGGCAGCGGGGCGGCATCTTCACCTCCTGCCAAGTCGTCGCAGAGGTGAAGGCATAGGCCCACAGCGGGGTCGCGGCGCGAAGGTCGATGGCTGCCATGTGGTCGCTCCTATCTGGCGCGCATCATAGCACGCCGCGTCGATCTCTGATGGCATCGTCATCCAGCAGCACCTCGAACACCCACCGGTCCTGTTGCCAGGCGCGGGCGTTGATCGTGCATATCTGCGAGGCCATGCCGATGCTGGCATCCGTCAGGGTCACGATGTTGCCGACCTGGAGCCAGCCCCAATACCACGGCGCTTCATATGTGCGGGTCGCGAGGGCCAGCGAGTAGGCACGCGCCCGCCACAGGCCCACCGCGCCAGCCGAGGCCGCCTCCCACACCGCCTTCAGCTCCAGCTCATGCGGCGCGCTGGTGGGGCTCGTGTCGGGTGACCCATCGCCGACCCGCACCGTAGTCCCGGCGGGCACAGGGTAGCCCGATATGTCCCGACCCCGCCGGATGGCCGCGGCCCGGCTGTACCAACTGCCCCGCTGCGAATCGACCGCGACAGCCCCAAGCGGGCCGTTACGCTGGCCGTCGTAGGCGTACCGGACGACCGTGGCGGCGTCCAGATCCTCGGGCTCAGTCTGGACGGTGACGCCCGACACCGCCACCCAATCGCCCGCGCCCCCATAGTCGGGCGAGTCGGACGCCTGGACATGCGCCCTCGCCGCGCTGCCCCTCACCGCCGAGTCATAGACCACCGGGTAGAGCCCGTCGGGGCCGCGCCGCACCGTCACCGGCAGAAGGGGTAGGACGTTGGCCTGCGCCCACTCCCACGGGGTCGAGTCGTCGTTGATGTAGATGGCGATCTGCACCGCCGGGACGCGCGCCTTGATCGCCTCGAAGGCGGGCACGTCTACCGGCTGGCCCGTCAGCGACAACGCCCACACCAGCACGTCTATGGCGTCGCCGCTCTGTGGCTCTGAGAGTAGCCACGACACCCAGAACTCCCCATCCGTGTGGGTAAACGGCGGATGAGCTGCGGTCACGTCTACGATCGCAATCTGGCGCCCTTGCCCGTCGGTCGTTGTGACGGGGCTGACCGCATAGGTGTCGCCGTTCTCGTCCAGCACGGTCACCGCGGCCGTTGGTACGGGGTGGCCTGCGATGATTAGGATCTCGGCCTTGCCTGTCGCAGCGTTCCGTTGGATGCAGTAGGCCGGCGACCCCGATGCGGCCACGGCCGCCCCGCCAGCCGAGTAGGCACCGGGTGAGCCGATGATCCGGGGGTATCGCTTTCCGGCCGCCTCGCGGCTGGCGTTGGGCCAGGTCGCCGACGTGATCCGGGCATCGGCGGGGACGATGGGCGCAGAGGTAGTCCACGGGGCGGCCGATAGGGTGAACTCGACAGCCCCCGGCGGCGCGTCGGGGATGGCATAGGTCGGCCTGCGGATTGAGCCCGTCAGCAGCGGCCAGCGGTCGGCCGCCAGTACCATCGGGGTCGATAGCCGCGCCTCGCCTGCGGGACAGGGCACCATCCACAGGGTAGCCGTCGCCCGCGTCAGATCGTGCCCGGCGCGTCGATAGGCCGCCACGTCGATCGGGAGGATGCAGCGGACGGTGGCAGTCGGGGCCGCGGCGTCGATGCTCAGCCGCCCCAAAGTCTCGGCCACATCGACGGGCGATAGGCCGCCAGCGTAGGACAGCGACCGCCCCGTGCTGTCCACCACGTCGATCGGCTCGGAGGCCACCCGGTAGACCTGCCCCGCATAGTGCAGGTCGAGAAGGATCACCGGGTAGGAATCGATGAAGTCGGCGGGGGTCACAGCTCGGGCTCCAGGCTCAGGCTTGCTACCGTCAGTTGCTCGTCGGTGCCCTCATCCCCGAGCGGGTGAGTCACAACCAGCCCGCGGTCAGCGTGGCACAGCAGGTGCTCGTGCCACCGGCTCAGGGTCCGCAGGTCGCCCGATGCGGCCCGCTCAATCCGGGGCAGGTACACCAGCGGCGAGGTGCCCGCGGCTGACAGCTCGCCTTGCAGGTCGTAGACGGTGGCCGTCCAGGTGGCCGCGCCCTCTATGCCAGCGGTGGCCGTGGTCGTGATGTACTGCGGCTCTCCGCCCGCGTGAAACTCGGTGCTGTCCACAGGGGCGGGCCACGCCACCTCCACCTGCATCCCCGTCGGGCGGGGTTGGCTGGCCGCGGTGCTGCCGTCCTGCTGGGTGGAGTAGGCCGCGCCGAGGATCTGAGTCGTGCGCCGGCCCCAATCGGGCGGCAGGCCAGCGACCCACACCCGGCCAAGCATCATGGTCCCGATCTCGAAGTACCCCTCTACCGTGTCCTGCGCGCTGATGACCAGCCGCCAGCCGGCCAGCGTGGTCGCGGCGGGGATCTCGAACACCAGGGTCACCGACCGCGGGCAAAGCACCACCGTCCCGGATGCGGCCTCTGTGCCCGTCACGCCAGCCAGGTCAACCCGTGCCCTCGGGCCTGCCGTGGCGCCTGTGCTCCATCGGCCGCCCCGGTTGCCCTTGACGCGCCGGATATCGCCCGCCACGATCCGAGCATCCCACCCGACCAACTCCTGCCCCGCAATCTGATGGTCCAGCGCCGCGTTGGGCAGCAGGGTAGCCCCCTCCCGCGTGAAGGCCACCGCGCCCCATGGGCTCGTATCAATGGCGGCCACCTGGACCCATGCGGCCCCGGTGTAGTACTCCAACGAGCCCTGCCGCCAGTTGATGCCGCTCAGGTGGAGCGCATAGAGCGGCGCGCCCGCGTGGCTCTCGTCGGTGCCCAGCAGCGTCTCGTCAAGGGCGACCGCGATCTGTTGCTGCGTCTCATCGGTGGACCGCCAGCGCGTGCGAGGCGAGCGGCTATAGGTCGGCCAGATGCGCTCGATCGGGTACTCGTAGGCAGTCTTCACCGTCCACGAATCGCCCTTATGGGCCGGGCCGTCCACAGCGAGGACTTCGAGCCCATCGGCATAGTAGACAGGCGACGACGACAGCGGGCGCCCGCTCAGTTGCTCGGGGTTGTCGGTGGTCGCCCACTCGTGCCACTGGTAGGCAGATCCGGCGATGCAGCTGGAGCGGGTGATATCGTCGATAGCGAAGTGTGGGCCGTGGTACACGTCGAGGTCTGCCACGCTGGTTCCCGTGCCCCAGATGCCGTACTTGATGCGGTTGGCTCCGACCGTGCCGCCATCGTCGGTAAGCGCGTAGGCCCCCACGAAGGTCCACCGCCGGTCCTCGTCGCCCACCGCGGAGCCGGTCTTGTTCCATTCCCGATACCACACGCGGCAGCTTCGGACGCTGTTGGCCTCGTTGGCGTAGACGCCGATCCGAAACTCCCGCGCGTTGTTACTCAGGCTTTGGATTAGGCCGAGTTGGGTGCCGGTTACCACGTCGTAGACGCCGAACTCGGTTGAGCCCATGTAGATCCCCACCTCCACCCCGCGCGTTCCGTTGTCGATCCGCGCCGACAGCGCAGCACGCTGGGCCGTGCCCGTCGCACCCGCCCCGCTCGCATAGGCGGCAAAGGTGAGCACGGCGAGATCGTCGCCCACCGCCGTATAGTCGCGATAGACGTAGCCGCCAGCCGCGCCGCCGGGCGCGCTGAACCGCTCAGCCCCGACGCTCTGGAGCGCGTTGGCGAACGCGCCCGAACTCACGAGGGTCCAGGACGACGTATCCTGCGCCCGCTCAATCGGAAGGCGCGTCAGCTCCCAGGGGTGCCGGTCCACCAGCGAAGTGCCGCCGCGGATCGGGGCGATGGTCAGGTCGTGGTAGCCCCCGATGTAGGCCACCCCGAGCGAGGTCTGGGTGGTTGTGGCCGTCGCGGCATACCACTGGTGGACCATGACCGCGCGCCCTCGCTGCCAGCACACAGCGAGGCTTGTCGGGTAATGGGTGACGTCCGCTGATGGGTTGTGCCCGGCGCTCCACACCTGCGCGGTGTCCACCAGGGAAGCCGGATCGAAGCTATTGAGCCCGACCCTGCCGAAATTCTTGCCGTCGTCGTCGCTGTAGACGACTCGGATCTGCTGCGGGTTGCCCGCAGCTGTGGAGGCCACACGCGCATAGAGCCACACGATCCCCGCATCGTCCACGGCGGCGGCGATGTCTGCGTCCTTGATGTGCCCGTTTGCGTCTACGTTGGCCCACGCCTCATCCCAACCCGCCCCGCCGCTGGTCCCCCATTGGGCTGCCGTGAAGTCACTGTAGGCCGACCCCAGGCGTGCCCAGAAGATGTCGCTGCTGGCCTGGACCCACGCGAGCACGAAGACCCCGCCGCTCACAACGAGATCGTGAGGGCCGCCGGTCAACTCGTCCACCACCGCGTCCACCGGCTGCGAGATCACGAAGTCCAGGCCGAGGCCGAGATTCGTGCTGGCGTATTGGTGGAGGCGATCTACGGCGATGCCCGCGCCAGTGGCGCCGCTCTCGGTGACGTAGACAACCAGCACCTGCCCCGCGTTGTAGGCCGCCCGGATGCGCCCCACCCCATCGTTGCCCGACGTGGCCGGGGTGCCCTCTACATAGGTGGCAGCGCCCGCGGTGTAGCGCCTGGCGACCGACCACGTAGCCCCGCCGTCCTCGCTGACCTGGACGCGAATCCACCGTCCGTCCGATGCCTCACCGACGCCGGGCACCCAGTGGAGGCAATAGAGCCGGTCCCCAACCTCCACCAGACACGGGTGAGACGCGGCGCCATCGGTCGCGCCGCTGTGGATGACCACCGCAGACGACCACGATCCATCGGCGGGGTCGCGGCGCCAGCAGTAGATGGAGTTGTTGTCGGTGCGCTCGGCCACGACAACGAGCCTGTCGCGGTACTTGTCGGCCTTCAGACTGGCGATGTGTGGCGTGGCGTAGTCGGTGGTCGTCGGCGCCCACTGAAGCACTTCCCACGCGCTGAACGTGGCGGGAATCTCCCAGCCCCGGAAGGCGTTGGTGCCGTCGCCCGTGCGCCTCCACACCATCTGCGCCGCGTCAATGGTGCGGCCCACTGGCCCACCGTCCACCGCCAGCAGGTCGATAGACGAGTCGGCCACCTGTAGCCCTTGAGCCTCCAGGACGGCCTCAGATTCGCTCTCAGGGACGGGCACGCCTGCGCGTGGCCCCGCCTGGCTGTAGCTGCTCTGCGCCGCCCAGAGCGCCGTGGTGGCCGTCAGCCGGGCGTCGGGGATTAGCAGGCCCTGGTATTGGTCGCGGTTCTTCACACCCATCACCAGCCTCCTGCGCCCATCGAGCGCGCTCTGCTCATAGCCGCGAAGTCGGCACCGGGCCTGCGTAGCGCATCGCGCCGGGCAAGCTCATAGGTGCGGCCCTGGTAGGACGGGACCGCCACCACCTGCACTTGGGGCGCGTTGCTGTCGCCCTGCGCTACGTCGATCTGGCGCCGCATGTCGCCCAGGTCTTTGCCGGCCACCACCATGTCACCGGGCGCGAAGTTGGCCGACCCGCCGCCCTGCCTCATCTGGACGACGCCGGGGGTGTCGTTGAACTTGGGGGCCTGGCTCTTGATCTTCATTACCTGTGCGAAGACCGATGCACTCACGCCCGCTGCCGCGACGGCCCCAAACACCGGGCCGAGGTCTGCCCACGCCTTTGAGATGGCCACCGCGCCGTTGATGATCGTCGTTGCCACCGCTGCGTTTTGGGACACCTGAAACGCCTGCTTGGCCGCCTTCTTGTTTGCCTTCGCTTGATTCTCGATTGATGCGGCCATTGACAGGTCAGAGATCCCTTGCGTGAAGGCGCTGATGGCCTGAATGTCCTCGTAAACGGCCGCCTGGCGCGCTGCCGACTCCGCTTTGATCCGCTTCTGCTCTGCTTCTGATGCATCGCGCTTGATCTTGTCGAGGTCTTCGGCCTGCTTGACCCGCAGGGCTTGTAGCGACGCCTCACGCTCAATCAGCGCCGCGTCAATGCCCGCCGCGACCTCTGCGTTGTAGCCAAGCCTCTGCCCGATCTCGTCAAGCAACTTGACGCGCTGATCGAACTCCGCATTGATCGCGGCCTCTGCCTCTGTCCCGTTCCGGCTGGCGTTGATCTCGCCCATCATCTCGGCCAGTTGCTCGCGGGCCGTCTGCTCTGCCTTGACGCCCGCGAGGAGTTGGCCGCGGGTGACGGTCTCACGCTGGACGGCTGCCGCCGCCTTGCCTGAGCTTTTGGCGTTGGCGTCGGTGGCTGCCGTGGTGGCCAGCACCGCGTCCTTGACGCTCTTCTGCGCCGCCGCCTGCTTTTGCAAAAGGCCATCCATGACCCGCAGCTGGCCCTCGGCGTCCTCGATCGAATCGGAGAACCCGAATACCTTGTCAGCCGCCCATGCTGCGGCCTTTCCAAGCGGGCCGAATGTCGCAGAGTCGATCGCCTGCTTCCACTTTACAGCGCTCTCGATCGTGGCCTGCTGCTCTTCGCGTTGGGCGCGCTGGGCTTTGGCGTAGTCCAGCACGGCATCGCGGGCCGCGCGCTGGGTTGTGATCTGCGCCGCCTGCTCTTTCGTCGTCGCGCCGGTCGCGACGGCCAGGGCCAGCTCGGCAGACTCGAGCTGCCGCAGCGATGGCTCCAACGAATCGGAGCCATCGCGCAACAGGCGGGCCATGCCCGCGGCCTGCTCCATCTCCCGCGCCATCGTCTGATAGGCGATGAAGGCGGCCCCGGCTGCCACGCCTGCGATACCCAGCGTGCCCACCATCGCCGCCAGGCTGCCGCCCATCAACTGCGATGCGTTGGCGGCGCCCTTGAGCCCGTTCGCTACCGCGCCGATGCGCGACACCATTCCGCCCAGCTCGGGGCTCACCGTGCTGAGCGCGGCGCCCATAGAGGCGAATGATTCGTTGGTCTTGCCCGCCGCATCACCGAGCGACTTGAGCCCGTTTGCGCTGCCCTGCGCGGCTTTCTTCGCCTCGGCCTCAGCCTTGGCCACCAACTTGACGGCCTTGCTCACCTCAGCGACGGCCTTCTTGGCCTCCCTGCCCGTCGCGCCGGGGATCTCGGCGAGCTTCTTTTTGAGGTCTGCGATCTCTGCGGTGTACGTGAGAGAGACGGTATCGGCGCGTCCCATCAGCCACTCCTTGCGAGGCGGGCGAGGTCAGCCTGGAGGCCAGCGATTAGCGCCGGGGTTGCGTCCCTCGCGGGCTTGCGGACGTAGAGCGCCCACGGATTCTTATTGGCGAGGCTGGCGTCAGGCGCCATCGGCGGAGGATTCGGCCCGTTGATCCGCTCTTTCGCCCGGTCGAAGGCTGCGGACTTGGCCTCTTGGCTGCCCCTCTTGCGGGCAAAGGATCGGGTCCGAGCGTCGGCGATTAGCTGCTCTTTGGTGCGCTTGGCGTACCGGATGAACCAGGCGTACTGGCGCCCACGCGCGAAGGCGGGGTTGAGCAGTTGGACCGATACGCTCGTCTCTGCCACCCGCGACGCGATATGGAACGCGCCCCGGCTGCGCCCCGTCGCCACCGGCCAGCGGCCGACCGCGCCCTGTTCAATCGGCTGTAGGGTGTCCGTCGCCAGCTTGACGAATCGACCAGCCGCGCCCTCGCTGACGGCATCAATCGCCCGCAGCGCGGCCGTCATGTCTACGTCAATGCGAGCGACGCCGGCTTTGAATGTCTCAGCCATTGGCGCTCCGTAGTCGGTAGTCAGCGAGGAGTAGGGCCTGGTCGTCTCTGCTCAGTGTATCCCACCATGCCGGGGACTGGCCGTGCTCCCGGCAGAGGTGGAGCACCACGCGAATCAGCCCCCCTGAGCCTCGGGGGCGTCGGAGAAATCCTCAGCCGCCTTGACCTCTGCCTCAGACACCGCCGACATGGCCGCCCATTCGCGCGCCCGGTTGAGGATGGCGGCGAGGTCCACCAACTTCATCCCGCTCTCTTTGTAGAGCGCGTCGAAGGCTTCCGCTCCCCAGTCTGCGGTATTCGTCCGCACCGTCCACGGGCGCGGGCGCCGCTTGGCGGGCCAGGCCACCGACTCAGGCCACGCCATCCGCAGCGCCGCCGCACCGAGGGCGAAGGCCAGCGATATCGGCCCGTCCTCGGTGAGCGTGAGCGCCGCGAGCATAGGCACCGGCTGTAGGGTCGCTGTGATGGGGCCGACCGTGACGGTCGGTGCCTCGTGCTCGGGCATGGTGTCCTCCTCAGATGGGGCAGGGAATCAGGTCAGCGGGCGGCGATGACGACCACAGCGTCAAGCGACAACGGACCATAGACGGTGAACTCAAACGAGATCGTGGACACCTCGCCCTCGGTGATCTCCATGCTGGTCAGCACCATGTCTTCGCCGCTGTAGGACCGGGTCTCGGCGCCATAGTCAAAGCTGAAATCGAAGTCCACGCCGAAGAGATCGCCGATGTCCAGCGTGGTCGAGATCGCCGTGGCGGTCTTGCCGAGGGCGAGCGACTGAAAAGCCGCGGCCGGGCCGGCAAGGGTGGCCGAGACGCTGATGGTGGGGAAGGCGCGGGCGCCCTTGCGCAACCCGACGACTGCGCCGCGGGACTCGGTGACCACCTGGGCGCGGCCATAGGCCACAAGCCCGCTCAGCGACTGGTCGCCGTTGGACATGAGAAGCGTGGCGCTCAGGCTGTTGTCGTCGGTGATCGTGAAGACGCCATCGGTGAAGTTGGCCGGAATGTTGCTCATGTCGTGCCTCGCGGGAGGTGGAAGGTGATCGCGATCGTCGTGACAACCCACTCAGCCGAGAGGGCCTGGATATCGAAAGATGCGGGGCGGCTGCGGGTCTTGCTCGGCCCGCTCCAGGTGGTCAGCCACTCCATCACCGCGCGGGTAGCTGCGTGGATTCGGGCCTGGCTCATGGCGTCGTCGTCGGGCGCGTACCGGTGGACGATGGCCAGCGTGCCGGAATGAATCAGGAAGCCAGGGGTCAGCGATGCGCCGCCCAGGTCCAGCCATGCCTCCAGATGCCGCGCGCCGCTCCCCCGCTCGGGGTCAATGTACCGGGCGCGGGTGAAGCGGTCGGAGGTGGACCACTGGTAGCCGGACGTGTCCAGCGCCTCGAGGTCCGAATAGAACCCGTCCAGCTCAGCCTGATAGGCCGCGGCTGTGACCGCTACCACAGGGGCCGCCCAACCGGCGCCAGCCGGATCACGGGCGATGCGCCGCGACGGATGCCGGGGTCTTCGGTGTCATATTGCACCCGGAGCGCCGCTTGCACCTTCAGCATCTCGAAGTGCAGCGCCTTGCTTTGCTGCGCCCAGGTCGAATCGGCACCGAAGGAGATGGTGCCCACGGCAAGCTGGAGGGCGCGGGTGAGCAGCCAATCCCGATACCCGGTGACCTCGCGGATCAACCAGGGTTGCCGGCCATCCGACAGCAGCCGGCGGACCAGCTCATAATATGCCTCGTCGATCTGCGGCTGCCACCCGACGCCCGACCCGCCGCGCGCTACAAGATCCTGGGCCTGCGGTACGCGGTGCTGGAGTTCGGGCACCCTCACGAACATATCAACGGTGCTGATCACGTTGGGCGGGACGTACTTGCATAAGTACGCCGACTGCCGGAACACGGGGTAGACCGTGCCAGCGATGGTCAGCGTCCACAGAACCGTCCACCCCTCGCCCAAGGTCTCCGAGGCGGCCGGCAACACCGTATAGGTCGCGGTCGAGGAGGTGACAGTCACCGCCGCCCCGGAGACGAGATCGGTGCCATCGGGGCGGGTGATGGTGACGGTCCCCGAGTCGGGCGCCACGAGCGAGCCGTCGGGGCCATACCGGATCGGAGCGGTGAGGGTCTGGGTAGCCCCGCGCTCGATCAGGTAGGGCGCCGATCTGGCCAGCGCGTAGGTTTCGACCCGGATGGCCATCAGGCGAGGATCATGTAGTAGACGTGGACCGCGACGGTCCCTGCGTCAAGGTCAGTGGTTGCACCGTCCCCGAAGTTGGCGCCGGTCGCGGTGAACTTGGCCTTGAGGGCGGCGGCGCTGGCCGACGGGTTGACGCCATCGCCGCGAAGGCGGCCGGCGCTCGCACCGCTCAGCAGTTCTTGGCTGACCACGAAGGCGTTGGGGTCGCCAGTGGTCCCGATCTCCAGGCCCACCGCAGAGATGGAGCCGGCGTCGGTGAAGGGGTCCACCAGGTCGAGGTAGGCCATGACCACCTGAGCCCCGGCGGGCAGCACGCCGATCGTGATGCTCTGGGTCGTGGCAGCGTCGATCAGTTCGTTGTAGTCGATCGCATACGACATCTGGAGAAGGTTGACGCCGACGGGGCGGGCGGTGTGGAGCGCGGTAGCCATTGGGCAGACCTCTACCGCTTGCGCGGCGCAGGGGTGGTAGCGGGCCGCAGCGCCGCCAAGTCGTCGGGGGTGTGCTCGGGCGGGAGGTGCCCGAGCAGTTCGGTGACCGTGCGCTTGCCCCGCTCGTCGGAGCGGTCCTGAGCGGCGCGGATCGCGGAGATTAGGGGAAGCGTTGCGATCTCGACCTGCACGGGGTCAAGCTCGCCGGGGGTGACCAGCTTGAGGCATTGGGCCAGGAAGGCCATCCATCCGGCCTCGTCAAAGTCCCAGGCCACCAGATGCCCGATGCGCCGGGGACGGTGCCAGGCGTCCGAGTAGTAGGTGACAGCGCGGCCCTGCGCGACCCCTTGGTATCGGTCCAGATAGGCCGATACCTCGGGGTTCACGCGGGGTGCCCCGAAGGCTACGCAATCCATGACGTGAGGCACGGCGACAAAGCCGAGCTGCATCATGTTGCTCTGGTAGCCCTCGCCACGCCCCCAATCCCGCCCGTTGCCGTGAAGGCCGGGCGTATGCCATGCCTTCGCCAGCGCGGGGAGGATGACACCCTTGTAGCTTCTCAGTTTCGTCGGGCTGACCATGTAGGTCCAGGGGTCGCGCTGGCCGGGAAGCGGGAGCGGACCACTGCCGAGGGATGGGCCTGCAAGCGCAGGTACCATCAGATTCGGGGCTGACGAGCCGGGGATAGCCATAGGGTGTCCTCCTCAGGATTTAGGGGCGGGGTGCGGGATTAGGTGGCGTAGCGAATGGCGGCGAAGCGCCCGGCCTCGGCGATGGCGAAGCCGTTGTATGAGACGGTCTCAACGATGCTGACGCCACCACCGGGGCGGCGGGCCTCCATCGTGAAGAAGCCGGCATTGATCAGGGCCTGAGCCTCCATCGGCAGGACGACCTGCTGGTGCTTGCTCAACAGGGCGCCGTCGGTGATCAGGATGCCCAGCGTGTCGCCGCCATCGGCGTCGAGTTCGCTGTTCAGGTACACGTCGATCCCGTTGAAGGTGCCGACGTAGGCGCCGCTCTGAGCCGAGGCGATGAAGCCCTGGGTCTGCGCGGCCATCTGGACGGCACCACCGAGAGACAGGGCGTCGGCGGCGAGATCTTTGGCGCCCTTGGCGCTGACGAGGGCCAGGGCGCGGCTGGTCGCGGCGCCGCGGTCCTTGAGGTCATACACGCCATTGTTGATGGCGCTCCAGGTCAGCGCGGTGCCCGTGGTGCCGATCTCATGGGTGGCGGAGGCGGCCAGGGCCACGATGCCGTCGACCAGGCTGTTTTGCCAGATCCGCGTGCCCTCGTAGGCCAGCAGCGCCTCGGTGGTCGGGCTGATCTCGCCGACCAGCAGGCCATCCTGGAGGCTGCGGGCGAAGTCGGAGACCTGGCGCGCGAATGCCTTGCGGGCGGGGGTGACCACGATGTTGGCGGTCGAGAAGTTGGTCGGGGTGGCCTCGGTGCCCTCAGCGGTCGCGGCGAGCTTGCCGGTGCCCAGGGTGGCGAAGCTCATGCCGATGCCGAGCGCGCCGAGAAGCTGGCCCAGGCCCTGGTCGCGGGCGAGCATCGACTGGAACACAGGATGCGCGACGGCTTCCTGATTCTTGATGCTGTCGCTCAGGGCGACGGCGATCGAACGGGCAGAGACGGTGATATTGGCGTCACCAATACCGGAGCTGGAGTACCAGTTGCCAGCGGCCATGATGTACCTCTTGGGTCTGCCTCAGAGGTACACCGGTTACGCCGGGGGTCGGGACGAGGCTTAGCGATGTGATACCACACGCGGGCGCGGGCGTCAACCGCCCTGCAAAGCGGCCAGCAGCGCGCCCAGGCCATCTTCGGGCTTGACGGCGGCGGCCCTGCTCTCGGCCGTCTGGCGGTCCATCGGGCGGGCGCTAGCGTCTACGCGGGGCGGCGCGCTCTGGCCGTTGGCCTTCGGGGCAGGCGCGGGGGCCGCGGCCGGTAGGTAGCCCTGGAGCACGCGCGGGATTTCGGGGGCGGCCGTGGTCGGGTCGGCCTCGTGGGCGGCGCGGGCGGCGAGGGTTGAGGCCCACCAATCCGCGGCGCTCTTGCCTCGCTCGGTTGCCGGGCGCGACTCCCACGCCTGACGGACGGCGGTGCGGCCGAGCGGGTCCTTGATGCCGTGCTCCACCAGCGCAAGGTCTTCCTGGTGCTGGCGCGCGATCTGCTGGACCTGCTCCGCGGCCTGCGCCTTCAGCGCCTCGGTCTGCTGAGCCATCGCGGCGCGGGCGGCCTCGAACTGGCGCCCCAACTCGGCCAGCTCTTCGCGGGCGGCCTTGAGGTCGCGCGACTTGCTGGCGAACCGGTCATAGGGCACGCGCCCGCCGCGCGGGTCCATGTCGTCGTCATCGTCGGCAGCGGGGCGCCGGCTGGTCGCAGACGCGAGGGCGCGGGTGAACCGGTCAATGAGCGCGTCGGTTTCGTCGGGCATGGGTGTCCTCCTCAGACTTCGGGATCTTCGTCAACGTCGGGCGGCTCGGCTGCGGGCATCGCGGGCGGGCCGGCGGGGATGGGCGGGGGCTCGGCGGCGCGCGCATCGGCCAACGCCTGCTCCACCTCCTCGCGGTAGAGCACGCCATAGGGCGTCTCACTCAGACCGGTGGGCAGGTCGGGGGTACGGTTCGCCATCGCGGCAACGCGGCGTAGGATCTCGCTGTCGAGGCGTCGGGCGTCGGGGTAGAACGCCGCGATCCCTGACGCGAGGGCCTGGCGCTCGTGCTCCAGCGGTTCGCCGCCCGTGCGCTCATAGCCGACGGGCAGCCCGAGCGATGACATGGCAGTCATCTCCCAATCACGGATTGCCGTGCCGATGACGCCAGGGTCAAAGCCGGGCACGTCTTGCCAGTGGGTGCCGGGCCGCTCAGGGTCGAGGTCGATCCATTGAATGATCGTTTCTGGACCGCTCGGGATCCCCGCCGCGCCGCCATCGCTGTCGGTGTCCATGCCTGCAAGACCGAGGCCGCGGACATGGCGCTGCGGGTGGCCAGCGTCGCGGATGCCCGCGTGCCAGTGGGTCCACAGAACGCAGGTGGATAGCGTGGCCTCGACAAGCTCGTTGGTGGCGTAGGGGTGCCGGGTGTCGCCTGCCACCACGATCCGATGGTAGGGCGTGCCGTCGGCGTAGCGCCACCAGTAGTCATCGCCCTCGAAGGTCTGCCCGTGGACCTCAGCCGTCACATCCTCGCCCGAGGCGTAGACGACATAGGACGGCGCGTCCAGGTCGGTCAGGTCGTAGACCTCCTCAACCTCCACCCACCGGCCCCTAAACATCATCTGCCGCAGGTGGCGGATCACCGTGGGCTCGGTCGGGTCGTGGCTCGTGTACTCGGGGCGCAGGACGTCGGGCTTCACCAGCTCCAGATAGATGCTCTTCGACCGCTCGCTGTACCCGATCAGGACGCCCGCGTACCCGGCAGCGATGCGGTAGGCCAGCGCCTCGCTTGCCACCGTGGCCTGGGGCGTCGGCATTGGGCGCCCGCCTGCCTGCTGGTAGAGTTCCACCGTGGTCTTGGCGCTGTGGTCGCCCATCGCCATCGCGAGGGCATCGGAGAGATCGTCCACGAAGGGCGGCGGCGTGAGGTGAGCCTGATTGACCCGCCGCACATAGGCGCGCAGGACGTTGCGGGTCAGGTCAAGCGGGCCGAGCTGGTTGGCGCGGCTGCCGAGTTCAGCCTTCGCGCGATCGGCAACGTCCTGGAGGTGCCGCCCGTCCATGATGCGGACGATTAGGTCCACCTGCTGCTCGGGCGTCCGGGCGCGGGTGCCAGCGTTGCGGCTCAGGATCGGGACCATCATGGGCGCCTCAATGTTGCGAGCCCTCGACCATCGGGACAGCGATATAACGCAAAGCGTCGATACCGTGCTTCCAAGGGTCGGTGGCCGAGGTGGACCCCTGCCAAGAGTTTAGGTCGTCGATCAGGGTAGCACACTGCGGGGACACGGTAAAGCGGGGCGGATCTTGCACCATCAGGCGGTGAAGGATCTCGGCGCCCTCCCACACGGACTGGTCGTACTTGCGGGGCGTCCGCATGAATCGAAGCGGCTGCGGCAACTGGTCGCTCCACCCGCGGCGCGAAGTGTCCATGCCCATCTGCTGCGCCATGCTCATGCGGAGCCAGGTGTTGCGCTTTTTTCCTCCGCGGTGGTCGCCGTGGTGCGCGCGGTCGCCCACCCACTGGTCCACGTCGGCGAGGGCCAGCCCTTGCCGCTCCAGCATGGCGATGATTGAGCGGGCGTCGTCGGCTGTCTCTGTCCGCTTATCGCCGCGGTACTCGTCCAGGACATGCACCTGAGAGTAGAGGCCGCGCCCGCCGACCGCGACGAGGATGGCCCGCTGGCTGCCAGGGCTGGACCCGTGGTCGATCCCGATGCCGACGCGCCAACCAGCCAGGTCGCGCATCTGCCGATCCACCACAAGCTCGCCGCGCCATGCCGAGAAGTAGGCCGTGTCGGTGCGGGGCGTGCGGGTGCGGCCCATCCGCATGTCCGCTTCAACGCGCGATAGGCCCTGCTCAAACTGGTTGATCTCGTCCTGGGTCATCCACGGCAACTCGAAGAGCCCGCCGCGCGGCGTGACAGCCTCCAGCGTCAGCGGAACGTGAATCTCGCCCGCCCAGGGCATTCCGGGGTCGTCCACCTTCTCCCACAGGTAGCCCAGCTCATGCGCTGTCCCGAGCGTGGGGGTGAATCCCGTATACATGCGCCCGCCGCGGCCGAGAAGGCGCGGCCACAGCTCGTTGTAGATTTTCTCTGGCAGTGGCTCGTCGCTGACAACCGCGGTCGCACGCGGGCCAGCGAGGGTGCGCGCCCCCGCCGTGAACGTGCCGAGCCGCAGCTCGCCGCCCTTGCCAGGCCCCGCCACGATGTCGAAGACCTGCATGCGCTGGCCCTTCATGCCGCCGGCCTCGTAGCGCACGCCTTCCTTGAGGTAGCCCTTTAGGCGTCCCTCCATCGCGTAGCGGATGGTCGAGCCCAACTGCGTCCAGGTGTTGCCCGCGAGGATGACGGTCTGAGGGCCGGGCCGCTGCCAGGGCATCGCGCCCTCAATTAGCCGCGTGGTCAGCTCGGCCATGACCACCGACTTCCCGATCCCGTTCGCGCCCCACAGCACCGTCAACTTGTAGGGGCTCTCCAGGAATCGGATCTGCGGGTCGGTCCATCGCGATTGGGGCAGGCCCACAGCATCGGCCCGCGTCACCCGCGCGCTCGTCAGCAGTCGGCGGACCATCAGCCCGCCGCGCGCACGAGCCGTGGCTCGCCATCCTCCACCAATAGGCGCAGGCCCACCCGCGTCAGCCACTCGTGGGCGTAGACCTCCAGGTCTTGGTCGTCGGCCTGCTGAGCGTCCTCCAGGACCGCTTGCTTCCACTCTTCGGGCGTCATGGTGGCGCGGTCGGCCTCGACCTCGGTGGCCAGCGCGGCGGCCTTCTCCATCGCCGCGTACTTGGCCGCGGCCACCCATGACCCGTCGCCCTCGGCCAGCCCGCGGAGGATCTGAATGCGCTCAACTTCGGTCGGGGCGTCCAGCGCCCGCCGGGCTGATTCGCGCCTGTGAAGCTCGGCCTGCACTTTGCCCAGGTCGGCACGCGCGGCAATCGCGTGGTTGAGCTTGTCGCTCTCGATGGCCGACTCCATGATCAGCCTGAGCTGTCGGGCCTGCTCTCGCAGGGCTGATTCGATCGCTGGCTCGTTGGCACCGCGCATAAATCCTCCTCAGATATTCACTCGGGGGGGTTGTATGTCGAAATCGAC